CTCGCCACTACGTCCAAATGACGCAAACTGTGGCGGCTACCGATCCGATCACTGGGCAGACCCGGAATGTCGTTTGTTCCGTGTCTTTCAGTATCGCACGTCCTTCGTTCGGCTTTACCGACGCAGCAGTTGTTGCGCTCGCTAAGGCTCTTACGGATTTCCGTGACGATTCTGAAGTTACCACAGCTAAGCTGGTACAGTTTCAGTCGTAAGACGTGCCATGAGGAGACTATTTCTATGTCTACTCGCGGTACATATTACTACGCTGATCTGTATCTCAGCTTTTCTATCCGTCTTATCCTGTATATTTCTATACTCATGGTTATGGGTATGATTATTGCAGGATGCAGTCGGACAGAAGAAGGAGGAATTAGCCCCTTCGGTCGTGACAGCAGAGTTTCCTCTGCCGATCAGGAAGCTAGGACTCGGAATATTCAACCTCAAGGAGGAGAATATGAAAAGTCCGATTGTGCTCCTCGAAAGTCTCTGGAATGATTTTCAGAGGCTGGAACCTGGTGTGCAAGGCCTTAAGCGTGATCTTTCAACGCTTAAGCGTCGGTTCAAACAAGAGGGATACGGCTTATTCACCGTGGCCCTTCCTACCCTTGGTAAAGCTTTTGATAGGGCTTTATCTGAGGGCCGGTTCACCTGTCCTATGGGCTTTAAAACTGCTCATGGGAAAGCAATCCCGAGACTTTTCTCAGGTATGCTTAGTGAAGTGTTTGAAACTGAAACAGGCCTTCTTAAAGAGTCCCCAAATCTTGGGGTTATTAAGAACCTTCGTCAGGTTTTTAACCTCTTTAAGAAAATGACTCTGGACGAGGAAACAAGCGTTCTGCTTGATTCCAAGGCCAAAGAGTCATTTTATCAAACTGATGAGGTGGCTAGTAGGGTTATTATGCCCGATCGCATTACTCATCAGCTTGAACTTGTGAGTAGAATGATTATGCCGAACCTCGATTCAGAGGAATTCGGTAATTCAGACTACAAGCATGGGCCTGGCGCGGTCTTCGAAGGATTAAGCTCAAACCAGAAGTGGTCTGAGTTATTCAAAGGTATCGAGAATGATGCCTTTGATCTGGGCAAATTCGGCTATGAGCTCTTCGCTCTGGACCTCAAGGATGTATCCAAGAGACAGATCGACACTCTTAGTCGTCTAGGCCCAACTACCTTAGAAGACTTGGTTTCTAGAAATTGTGCTAGACTAATCTCGGTGCCGAAGAATTCGACGTCGAGACGTACAATTACTATTGAACCCCTGCTGAAACAATTTTGTCAGCAAGGACTCAATACAGTGCTTAGAAGATATATATCTTCCTGTGCTGTACTTCGTAATTGTCTAGCACTAACCGACCAGAGCTTGAATCAAAAACTAGCTCTGGAAGGATCCCTACTCGACAACTG